ATGATTCGTAGTCGTCAACAAAAGTAATAGTAATGTTGGTTTTTTGCTATCACAATGGGGCATTAGGTCATACGACTATGGCTCTTATTGAGACATGCACAAAAGAAGGAAACTCTGAGTTTCCTTCTTTCGTGAATCAACAAAACTTACATCACTATATTCCTCAATGTGATTTATACCAATTAAAACATCCTGAGTGTAATGTATCCGCAGAACAAGCGTTAGGTAATAAAGTAGCTTGCTCTACTTCAACAACTTATTTTGGCCGTTATCTAATTTTACTAATGGGATTAAAGAAGTGGGTTGGTGGTGTACCGGATTACAATAATCCTGTAGAATACAAACAGTTTGGGCAAACATACGGTGAACAGGTAGAAATACTGTCAGTATCACTAAAGGATAAAACACAATCTGATTCAGATTGGTACGTAGATTGTGATTATAAGTTGGACATTATTGATTATTGGAAAAACCCAGTGTATGTATCTGAATGGTTAGTACAATTAGGATTTACTCCTGTATACGAAAGAGTGGAAGAATTCAGTAAACTTGTGTCAGCTTCAAATCAATTGTATTACGATATTGTGATACAATGTCAACATACTGTTGATGATGTTATTTTAAGAAAGGTACGTGAGGTCAACTTGAGCTTTTATGAGACTGCAATGTGTCATTCAATGTTACTAAGACATTACAATATTTTGCACATTGATTTAAAATTGTTGCATGCTACACCAACAAGCACAAGTGATTTAATAGAAATATTACCATGAGCAAAAGATTTCACGATTGGTATAAGACACAAAAGGATGTACAAGGGTGGAAAAGTATTCCACCAGACGCTGATTTGGCTAACATTTTAGCACCAATGGATTTATCTTTGAATTTTGATTATTGTCACTATAGTATTAAGCACCTACTTGATGCGTTTGAGTGCGAAGCCGATCAACAACCGGACCTATATATTATTACAGATATTGAGTTGAGTAAAAATCGCCTTGAAGAATTGTTTGCATTCTATCAAGACTGTTATAATAAAAGCAAACGCGGTATTTACATAGCGGCTCTGAGTTACTATCTTTCACCGTTGAATTTTGACGAAACATTGTCAGGAACCTATAGTGAAAATATTGATACTGTGTTTAGGAAGAACTGTGCATTTGCTGATCGCATTGAAAATTTAAGTACTGTAATTGACCATCCTTTGCAATTGGCACATCGACAACACTTCATGATTGAAGGAGCCAATTTTATTTTTGTACATCCAAACATAAAATATTTTTTATGGAAAGATTAATATGAAACCCAGACGAGTAGCAAATTACAAGATATGGAAGAACGCACTGTATAAATGGGATTCCTATATTAAAAATCGACACAGAATAAAAAAAATCTGTGATCCGTGGTCTCAAAAAATAATAGAACACTGTGAAGGATCATCAGTGGTGTTTGACAGTGGGGGATTATTTTTTAAAGACTTTATGCCAAACATAACAGTAGTAGAAGTTTCGTCTTGCCCGATTAAATCAGTAGAAGGTATGTTGTATTCTAGCCAAGGTGTTGACTTTGATAAAGAGTTTGATAACTTAATTTTGATAAACCCTCTATCGTTAAAATACAACAATAGCATATTGGACTTCTTGGTGAACCAACGTATAAATCGATCAGGGCCTAGCAAACCTAATTTGCTAAAGTGGGTCAAAAATCCGGGTAAAATTTATCTTAGTGTGTCAGACTGGCATATTTACTACGATAGATTAAAGTACTCAGTGATTGACATGGTAGCAATGCAACTGAAAGAACTACAAACAATTGGCATAGAGTGCGAGTATTTAGAGATTACTTCAGTAAACTCTGACGTTGAAAACGGCAATATTAAAATAATATTGTCGACAAAACATAGTATAATATAAACAAATTAAGGAAAACATTATGGGAAAACCATTTGACGTAAGCAAGTTCCGCAAGGAAATTACAAAAAGCATTGAAGGACTCAGCATTGGTTTCAATGACCCCACAGACTGGGTAAGCACAGGCAACTTTGCACTGAACTACCTGATCTCAGGATTCTTTGATCGAGGCATCCCGTTGGGCAAGGTCACAGTGTTTGCTGGTGAATCTGGCGCAGGCAAGAGTTATATCTGCTCCGGCAACATCATCAAGAACGCACAAGAGCAAGGTATCTATGTGGTGCTAGTTGATAGTGAAAACGCACTGGACGAAGCCTGGCTCAAGGCTCTGGGTGTGGACACCAGCCAAGACAAACTGCTGAAACTGAGCATGAGCATGATTGACGATGTGGCCAAAACAATCTCTACATTCATGCAGGACTACAAGGCCTTGGCCGAAGGCGAACGTCCCAAGGTGATGTTTGTGATTGACAGCCTGGGCATGTTGTTGACACCCACAGACGTTAACCAGTTCGAAGCAGGCGAAATGAAAGGTGACCTTGGTCGTAAACCCAAAGCACTCACAGCCTTGGTTCGCAACTGTGTCAACATGTTTGGTAATTACAATGTGGGCTTGGTCTGTACCAATCATACATACGCAAGTCAAGACATGTTTGACCCAGATGACAAGATCTCGGGTGGACAAGGATTTATCTACGCCAGTTCAATTGTGGTTGCTATGAAGAAACTCAAGCTCAAAGAAGATGAAGATGGCAACAAGGTATCCGAAGTCAATGGTATCCGTGCGTCATGCAAGATCATGAAAACACGTTATTCAAAACCGTTTGAAGGTGTGCAGGTCAAGATTCCGTACACCACAGGTATGAGTCCATACTCGGGCCTGACTGACCTGGCTGAGAAAAAAGGTATTCTTAAAAAGGATGGCAACAGACTGGCATTTACTATACAAGACACAGGCGAAATTATCAAGTATTTCCGCAAGGCCTGGGAAGCCAACGAAGATGGCTGTCTTGACAAGGTCATGGCGGATTTTGCCAAGATCAAAGATGAGGTTGTTGTAGAAGAAGCAGGAGACGAAGCATGAGCGAAACAGTAGCAAGTGAAATCTGGAGCGAACTCAAACGTTACGTGAACACAGTGGATCGTGATGAAGCAGCAGAAGCTGTGGTTGCAATCTTGATTGACAATGATTCGGATGTGGATGATATTCGTGCTGCCTTCAAGAACGATGTGGATATCAAACGTGCGCTCACTGCTTATCTTGACAACGACAAAGACTATGTGGACCCCGAAGATGAAGATCCAGATGAAGATAGCGATACCACAGAAGATGACAACTGGGAAAACTAATGTGGTATAGTCAAGTGGCCGCGGATCTGGGCAAGATCCCAGATTTCATGGCACACTATGATCGTGAGCTCCTGGATGCCAAACGAGATTGCAAAATTGGCGGCATTGTTGAGAACAACATCAAGCTGCTTCCGGGCATAACTGAGCAGAGATTCTACCAGCTTCAGGAAGTGGAAGCTGTGTTGAATCTGCTGAACATTCAGTTGCGCAAGATTCGCCGCAAACATTTCCAAAAGTATCTGGAAGGTTACAATCGTGCTCTCAGCAGCAGAGATGCTGAAAAGTACGTGGACGGCGAAGATGAAGTGATTGACTTTGAAACCATTATCAATGAAGTGGCCCTGTTGCGTAATCGCTGGCTGGGTATCATGAAGGCACTGGAAAGCAAGAACTTCATGCTGGGCCATATTGTTAGATTACGTGCAGCTGGTATGGAAGATATTCAAGTGTGACCATTGATGCGTGATACATAATAGTATGAAACGCACAGCATTTGTAACTGGCATGACCGGCCAAGACGGTCCATATCTCGCTAGACTCCTAGTTGAAAAAGGCTATCATGTTTATGGCCTTGTCAAGCGATACTCTAATCCCAATTTAGACAACATCAAATGGTTGGGTATTGAGAATGACATTGAGTTGATCACCGGTGATATCACCGATGAAAACAACATGAATCATCTCATGCAAACTCTCAAACCCAACGAAGTGTATAACTTGGCTGCACAGAGTTTTGTTGGTGCTTCGTGGGATCTTAACAAACTCACCACAGAAGTAAACTCCATAGGTGTGCTGAACTTGCTCAACGCTATCCGTAGCCACAGCCCTAACACACGATTTTATCAAGCAAGTACTAGTGAGATGTTTGGTAATGCCACAGAAGCAGGCTCCCAAGGTGAACTCACTCCATTCCGCCCAAGATCACCGTATGGTGTTTCCAAACTATACAGCCATTGGATGACCATAAACTTCCGAGAAAGCTATAGTCTATACACCTGCTCCGGCATCTTGTTCAATCACGAAAGCCCTCTTAGAGGTCGTGAGTTTGTCACACGCAAAGTTACCGATGCAGTGGCCAGAATCAAACTGGGCCTAGCAGATTCAGTTACACTGGGCAATCTTGACAGTAAACGTGACTGGGGATTTGCTGGAGACTTTGTGGAAGCCATGTGGTTGATGCTACAACAACCCGAGGCTAGAGATTATGTAATTGCCACTGGAGAACAACACAGTATCGGTGAGTTGTGTGGTGTGGCGTTTGAACATGTGGGAATAACTGACTGGACTCATTTAGTAAAAAGTGATCCTAGATTCAAACGTCCCGCTGAACTTTATAGCCTGCTGGGCAACAGCAGTCGAGCAGCAGTAGAACTAGGATGGAAACCACGTACCGATTTTGCAACCATGATTCGTGACATGGTTGACGCTGATCTAGTTCGGCTTCAATCTGGAAAGTAATCTGCCAAGCGGTCCACCTGCTGCTATTTCTCCCAGAGTCCACTCTGTGTGACACAGATCCTCAAGCCACTGTGCTCGTTCGGGCATGCGTGGCTTTTCTATATCTGCAAAATCTGTGTTGGCCACTGGTAAGGCCATGCTGTGCGCTCCGACAAATGCAGGTACGCCATCTATAATGGCTTGACTACCAGGTCCTGAATTTTCATTGACCACTGCCCAGGCAGCGGGCAACATGGTTCTAAAATTGAACTCATCATAGGTGCCATGCAACTTGACAGGTTGCTGTATTCTGGTGCCTGGTCTGGGTCGAATTTTTTGTCTTGGATGCGGGCGTATGATTATTGGTCTATCAGTGTGTGCTCTTAGACTGGCAATAGTTTGATCCAGCCATTGCTCACCGGGCGGTAACCCTGCCCATTGTTGGCTGTCGTCCCGCTGCATGGCCACAAGAACATGATCGCCCTGGTGCCAAGGCTGCGGCCTCACAGACAACTTGGCTGCACGGTTGTTTTCATGCCCTTCGCCAAACCATCCTGATGCATTTACACCATTCACACCCATCTTCCAGGTTACTCCGCGGTTCAACTGACCAATTTCCATTATTATTATCGGACGACCTGACGAAGAAAACTCCTGCCATACAGCTTGATTGGCCAGCATTCGTCCAGACCACAAGTGACTCCAGATTACTGCAACGTCGGCACTTGAGTCGTGTTCAGACACACGAATACAATGACGTTTGCAGCCATCGCGGAATGCTGCAAACACAGGCCCAGAATTAAGGGCGCCAAAGCGATTAAATATACTGATGTTCATGATATGGTATTAAATAGTTATTGAACAAACACTATGTATAAAATAAATTCTCTCTGGCACAGTCCCGAACCCCCTAATGGATTCTTTAGTGAACGCTTGTCTGAACATGTAGACATACACTATCAACAACGGTATCGTTACTATATATTCCAAAATATTCCACGCAAACGCACCATGATTGACATTGGTGCCAATATTGGTATCTTTGCCAGACCCAGTGCCGAACAGTTTGAACGGGTGATATGCTTTGAACCAGTGCTCAAAAACTTTGAAGTTTTGCAAAAAAATCTAGAAAGTTATCTCAATGTTGAATTGCATAACCTAGGGCTTGGCAACAAAGATCAAACAGTCACCTTTGAATTACAAACTCTTAAATGCGGGCATACCAAACAAGTTGAAGAATTTGTTGCTAACCCTGAATTTGAAAAACACACCGGAGTACTAACCACCCTGGATCGATTCAATTTTGAATCAGTTGACTGGATCAAGATAGATGTTGAAGGCTTTGAAAATGCAGTGTTGGAAGGAAGTCGCGCCACTATACAACGCAATAGACCCTGGTTGCTGATAGAAGACAACGGGCAACAGGAATATCACAAGCAATGGTTAAACGACTTGTGTGGACCATACGAAGCAGCCCCGGTCAAAAGCAAGAGCAACACAATATGGATACCATCATGAAGCATTTACCCTATGAACGACAAGGTTTTAGTCAAAATGACGAGACTGGAATCATTGAGTACATGCTGGCAGGAATGGCTGATCCCAAACAAACTTTTGTGGAGATTGGGTTTGGCGACGGAACACAAAATATGACTCTGGACTTGCTGCATCAAGGGTATTCGGGCGTTGGCATAGATGGTTGGGATTGGGATCCATCTGTGACTGAAAGATGGCCAGATCAGTTGATCAAAATACAGCAAATGATTTCTCCAGGTGATGTTGCACAATACATACCCGAACAATATTGGCAACCAGACTTTTTTAGTCTAGACATTGACAGCTTTGATTATGAAGTGGCATCAACTCTATTACACTCAGGATTTCTCCCTGCCACAGTGTGTTGTGAAATCAACAAGCACTTTGGCAACGACTGGGCTAGTTTTCCTTATGTCGAAAACCCAGTAAAAAAAGTCACATACAATAGAAAATTTCATTACGGCTGTTCATTGTCAAAGTACAAAGACCTGTGGTCACAGTATGGCTATGAGTTTTTTACATTTGATACCAGAGCAGTAAATGCATTTTGGTTCCATCCAGACCGAGTCAGTATAGATCTAACTGTTCCCAGAAAGCAAACACTTGATGAGATAGATACTGATATTATGAAACAACAAATTGCCGATCATCAGTACTGGAACAACAAACAAAACGAAATTTATCAAACCACATGAAATACGCAGTACTAACAACATTCCATGCTGCTGGCTATGAAAAATATGCCAGCCGCATGATTGATACATTTTTACAAAATTGGCCTCAAGAAGTTGACCTATATGTTTACACAGAAGATTGTGCTATCACACAATCAGCACCCAATCTACATGTGAGAGACCTACACGCAGCAAGTCCAGAAATTGTGGCATTCAAACAACGCTGGGGATCAGATCCTAGAGCACGTGGTCAAGTTGCCACAGGGCCTGTGGATCGCAAAGGCAAAGCACCTGGCATTGGGTTTCGCTGGGATGCCATTCGGTTCAGTCACAAAGCATATTCTGTTAGCCATTGTGCTGCCAACTGTGCAGCTGATGTGTTGTTCTGGATGGATGCTGACATGGTATGCCATACACCTATCACTACTGAATTTATCAATAGTCAAATGCCTGTAGATGTGGGTCTGGCATTTTTGGGCCGAGAAAAGAAATTTACTGAATGCGGCCTGTATGGTATGAATCTTCAGGATCCTGTGACTCGGGCATGGCTGCAAGAGTTTCAGTTGGCCTACGACTCGGGACGTCTCATGACCATGGCTGAATGGAATGATTGTTGGGTGTTTGATGAAACTCGTAAAGAAGTGCAGTCAGCCAACCCTCAATGGCGTCAACTCAACTGGAGTGCAGGACTAATCCGAGGCGAAGGCCATCCACTAATCAACACTGCCTGGGGCGCATACCTAGATCATCTCAAAGGCAAACGCAAAGATACTGGGCGTAGCAATGACAAGGATCTTGTGAGGCCCCGAACAGAAAGTTACTGGTCTTCGTCCACAGGTTCTTGACCATATTCTGCTTTTGAGTGCTTGGCCTTGAAATGTATTAGATACTTGCCCAGCACAGTGTGTGGTAGCGGAGTTTTGTAGGGCTTGAGAAATCCTGCACAAAGGTCTCTGTGTGTGGCATTGGGCACAGCTTGAATAGCCACACCCAGTACATCGTTGTCATAGAATCTACGAAGACCACTGCGATCACGTTCACGATATCGACGGCAATATTCATCTCGCAACGTTGCAAAATCAGGATGGCGGGTATTCACAGCAAACACTCCGGTTTCAGGAACCAACCATGCTCCTTTTTTGCCACTTTTGTCGCTGGTGTAATTTACGCCCATGTACAAACTCAGATGTTGTTCATCCAACAATGCTGTCCATAACTCTTCGGGCATGTCAGCAACTGATATCACATCAGCATCCAGCCACACAATCCAATCTGCCTTGCTGTGATGCATGGCATGCATGATGGTATAGGCTTTTTTGGCAAACTTCTTTTCACTTTGATTGCAGTCCG